ATTTGGGAATAAAAAGGCGTTTTGAATAAAAACGATAGCCCCGGGTCAATGGGTCGTGGCAATCACCTTTTTTATCATGATTCTTTGCGAGATGAACCAGTCGATTGCTCCATGTTCTTTGCTTAATCCATTCAGATTGCGGTGCAAGGTGTAGTAGTCGTCGGCAGGTATCAGGCACTCGGCCCACACCTTGCCCGTCATGTCAACCGCTGGCAACGATGGCGTGGCCGATGAGTGCCAGCCTGGACGGTGGGCGAAACGGAGCACTTGACCATCGGAACCGATGCCGATGTCATACGTCTTGCCGTTGCTCACCTCTACCCATCGGCAGTGGTCGTGCGTCGCCTTCACTATCTGGTGTCGCCTTGGTCGGTGGTCTTGCATCAGCAGTGGTCGCTGACGTGTGAGGTCAATGAGTGCGAAGCCTGTGCCAACGTACTGGAGTGCGATGTCGTTAGGTGCTCGCGCCTCGATCCACTCACCGATGGGCAGCACCATGTCGCGGTCGATGAATAGCGGATGGAGTCCGTCGGCCTCCTGTCGGAATAGTTTATATACTGTTATCGTTTCCATGTGCTTTGTTGATTGCTCGTTGTAGTGCATCACCATATCGGATGCCGTTGTTCTCGTAACCCATAATGAGGTCGTACCACTTAGGCCACAACTTGCGCATGAGGTCGAATCGGTCGGGTTGGTTATGTACTCCGAATCCACAGCCCATGCACCCTGTCCTCTCTGCGCCTTTGTCGTAGATGTCTGGAAGACTGAGGTGTCGGTCTCGGATGTATGCCCACACATCTTCATCTTTCCAGATGGCAATGGGTAGTGAGCGTGGTCGGTTCTTACCTGACTCCTTCATGAAATTGCAACCGCCTTGCTGAACATATCCCAGTGTGCGCTGTCGGCTCTCACTGGCAAGCAGTCCAATGTATGGGTGTCGGCCTGTGCGCCTCTCGTATGCCTTGGCAGGTTGGTGTTTCAGCCAGAAGCAACAGCGATTGCTCACCTTATATGGCTCATTCAGAAGATACATCCATCGCTCTTCTATGTGGTAAGGATTGCCCAGCCATAGCATCTTTCGTGAAGACTTGCAATAGGGGTTGCGCCTTACCGCCTCGATGTCGTGGCTCACCTGTTTGCTTATCAACGGGAAGCCATACTCGGCAAAGACTTGCTTCAATGTCTTCTGAGGTCGGATGATTTCGATGTCGTGGTGCTGCTGTTGCTCACGAATAAAGCGGCAGACGCTTGGTGACTCGCAGCCGGTCATCACGAACACGCTCTTCACCTTCGGGATAATCACCTCGACGAGTGACAGCATCGCCACCGAATCCTTGCCACCTGAGAATGACACGTACACCTGCCCGTTGAAGTGGCTTGCGAACTGGTCTATCACTCCGAGCGAGTGGTCAATCTTTTGTGTCAGCGTCCACGCTTGCCTCTCTGTCAGTTCCTTGATTGTCATTGATTACGAATTTACTCATGAGGTTGTCCTTCCATCGCTCGTGCCGTTGCTCGGCGCGTTGCTTGGCCAATTCCTTTGTACCTTTGCCTTGCTCCTTGTGTATCTTCGCATGACAGGCATCGCAGACGCTCACAAGATTCTCCCACATGAATGCCCACTTGCGCATCTCAGCCTTCGATGTCGAGTCCTCGATAGGGTGACGGTGGTGCACCGCGTGGGCACTGGTCACGATACCCTCCTGTTCGCACACCTCGCACAGCGGGTTGGCTCTCAGCTTCATGATGCGCAACTCCCGCCACTCGCGGCTGTTATAGATTTCCATCTTGTCCTTCTGCTGCTTCGGGTTACGGCATCGCCATGATGTCGGTAGTTTCTTGTTGTTTACCATTCTTGATCAAAGGGTTGGAAGTCGGCAGGCTGTTCGTTGTGGCTTCCGCGACGGGCTTCTTCCTCTGCTGTCTCGCAGTCTTCATCGGTGAACACGATGCGCCGCTGTCGGTCGTACATATCTACTGACTTATGATGCTTTGCCTTAGTCCGCTTGCCGTAGGCGTACTCCTTGCCGTAGTCGGTGTAGTTACCAGGGCCTTGCATCTCGCGTTGGTTCTCAGCGTCAAGTTCCTCATTGCTCTGCTTCTCTATGAGTGTCAGCAGCACATCGCTCAGGTTGTTGCAATCCATCTGACCGCCCAGTAGTCGCACCCTCCTGTATATGCCCGGCATGGTGACCTCGCAGACGCGCTCCAGTATATCGTCGGTGCACTCGGTCATCTGTGCCTCGCCCATGATGGGTTTGTCTATCATGACCGCACCGAAACCCTTGCGGTTCTTCTGCTCAAGGATGAGCACCACTTGAGCCACTCGGGTGTCGGCATTGGGTGCACAGAGGTTGAACGCCTTTTGCCAGCCGGCATCAGCGTCGAGCATGGTGAGAATCTTCTGTATGTCGGGGTTCAGGGCGTGGAAGTCTGCCGCTGCCCGTATCATCGTGTGGATGAAGTTCTGGAGCATGTGGTATGTGTCAGTCTTGCGAGCCTCGCAGATTGCGTCCCACACCTCAACGGCGGCAGGGCTTATCTTGGTGCCCATTGCCACGAACTTCTTATTGTCGTCGTTGTTGTTGTTCATCTTGCTATGTGTAAGTCTAATCGGTTGATAAATTCTTGTAGTATAGGGTGAGCCTTCAGCAGTTCGCCCAGTCGGTAGGTCGCACCATTGCGGTTACACTCGTCAATTAGTCTGAGTATCACGTCGGCTGGATCTGCCTTCAGTCCGTCTTCCTCCCTCCAATATGCGTTGACATATTGGTCGTTGATTAGTAGGCGGTCATAGCCTATTGCCCTTGCCTTCTCCCGCCATCGTTCTGTGCCGTCATGGTCAGGGTAGAGCACTATGTCCATTTCCCTGTCTATCAATGGCTGGAGCGTGTCGCGCTTGAGGAATTGCATCCCACCTGTTGCCATCCACAACCCGTTGCGTGAGCCGAGGGCTGTCGCACAGATTATTGCCGTCTTCTCACTTTCCACTATGTTGACCGTCGTGGGGTGTACGTCTTGGGCGTTGAGAAGGTGGAGCCCGAATAGGCACACCTTCATCTTTTGCTTCTCAGGGTCGAAGTAGTGCAACATCCTATGCCGGCTTATCTCTGAGTGTATCCATGTGTTAGAATATGGCGTCACCTTGTCTCTATGGCCGTCGGGCAGGTAGCGCATCATCTTGCCTGTCCTTACCCTGCCTTGCTCGTCTATCTGCCAGAATATTGTGTGTCCTGTCTTTGCATGGCCTACGGCGTATGCCCTGAGCACCTTGTCAAGCCTCGCCCGCTGGTTGTCGTCCCAGGGTAATGAGCGCAGCCAGCAGCAGAAGGTGTCGGTGCTCGTGTCCATCCTCTTTGCCACCATGTCAAAGGGCAACACCAGCATGGGCAGGTCTGGCTGTATGTCGCGGCGCACAGGCTTGGAGTGTATCACCTTCTGAAATCGATCACTCTTCTGTTCCTCGTCCACCTCTATGCCGTACTTCTGACCGAGCCACCGCAGTGCGTCCGGGTAGTTCATGCCCTGGTACTTCAGGAAGTCGATAGCGTCGCCGCTCGCCCCACACACGAAGCAGTGGAAGATGTTCTTCCTTGGGTTGACCTTAAAATGGTTAAGGTGTGTGCCGTTATGTATTGGGCAGGGACAAGTCAGCTCTGAACCACTCTTCCTGAGGTCGCAGAAGTCGCGCACTACATCATACACGCTCATCACCTCCTTAATTCGGATTATTGTCAAGTCATTAATCTTGCCCATATTGTTATTCAGTTAGCCGGCGGCGCAAGCCGCCTGTGAAGGCCCTCAGTTTTAAGGTTCGTGGAAATTCCGTGGACTTCGTGAACTTGTAGTCCGCGAACTATATATTATATCCACGTGTTTCTGGGTATGTTCGCGGACTTGAGGGTTTATAGATATATATCCCCCCCTAAAGGGGGGTATATCTATAAAACCCCGTGAACATACCCATGGAAACACAGATATAACGTGCGCGTGCGCGTGGAAAAGTCCGCGAACTTGGCGCGAACTTGCCGTGGACTTCGCGGACTTAATTAAAACGGGCATTCAGGTTCATTCGGTAAGTCAAGGCCGTTATAGTGATAACAGTATGTCACAGGGTCACGACTTATTATGCCGCAAGCCTCTGCGTCAGCCCTGTATTGGAATGCCTTTGTTCTCTTTATTCCGGCAACCTCTTCGAGTTTCTGAACTAAGTCTGAAGCTCTCAGCGGCCGTTCACTCAGTGCCCGTTGCATTATGTCGTTAATCAGTTCTTTGTCCTTGACGTTGATATACGTTGCAACCGGCATTGCTATGAATTCGCCACCCTCGCCACGTCTGTCTTCTATGGCGAATGAGAACTTGTTAATGTCTTTGTTACGGGTGTCGGTCTGTTCAACGGTGAATATCACCGAGCCGTCGGGTTGTTTCTCCTTCAGGCATTGAAGCACGTCTGACACTTTCTGTGACATGATGGTGCCGAGGTGTCCGCGCATCTTCTCAGTGCCGGGGTTGACATGCAAGACTGACCATATCGAGCAGTTATGCCGCAGGGCTATGCCTGAGAGCTCTGTGATGTATGCCTTACTCTCTGCCTGGTCGTTTGGGTCTGTTACGCAATCCACGAGGCCGTCCAGATACACCACGTCGGGCTTGTAGAACACTATCTCTTGCAATAGTGCCTGACGTATCACCGGCACCTGAGCACCACGCATGTGCAAGACTCGTATCTGCTCATGCCGTTGGTGGCCGCTGATGCCCGCTATCTGGCATATACGCCGATATACCAACTGGGTGTTGCGTGGGTGTTGCTCAGTGTCGATGAACAACAGCTTCGGATGCTCTATCTCGCAGTGCAAGCCGAGATACTCACCCTTGAGCATCGCACCCATCATCAGCGTCAGCAGGAAGGTCTTGCCATTCTTCTGTGGTGCCTTAACCACGTGGATGTCGCCACGTGGTGCCAGTCCTATGCCGTTTTGTGAGAACGTGTACTGCACCGGCTCCCATTCTTTCATTGGGTCCAGCTCATACTGCGATAGGTCCAACACCTGACCGCCCACCTCCTTCAGCTCTTCACCCGTCGGCGAGTAGGGTAGGTTGTTATTATCTGTCATAGTTCCATGTGTGTATTATGTGAGGTCCACTCTATAGTCGGCTATTTCCTTCTGTACCTTCTTGAGCTCGCCCTTCGTGCGGAATATCTCACTGTAGTCGTCAGTTGACTTGCGTATGCCGTCGATAGTGTTCTCCACCGTCCGTATAATGTCATATAGTTGGTTGATGCTCAGCTCGATGTTCTTGCTCTCTGTCTCGGTCAGCGGGAAGTTACCCACCAGCATCTCCATAGCCTTTTCCCACCTTTGCCATACTTGCGTGAGGTCGAAGCACTTGAAGAATATGTTGAGAAACTTCGGAGGCAAGGCTGTGTCCTTCTGTATCTCCTTTATCAGTTCCTCATATCTCACCGATGCGATGTGTAGTATCTGCTCGGCTGTCAGCCCCTGGCATAGTAGCTCTGCATGTGGCACGCCGTGAGATTGCAGTAACAGCTTGAACTTGTTATCAAGACAAGTAACGAACTCCCGGTGCTGTGAATACACCGACCATCCTACGTTCTGCCAGAACTCGTAGTATTCTCTGTCCGTGATGTTGCCGTACTTCTTTCTTATCACCTCTGGCATGCCGTCCATGTGGAAGTATCTCGCACCCGTAGGATTGAGCAGCACCCGCTCGTACTTGTCGAAGGCGGCGAACGCATCGTTAAATGCCTTCTTCACCTGGTGCCTATATTGTGGGTGCTTCTTCAGTTGGTCGCGTGCATTCATCATGGCTACCTGCGCCATGTTGTTCGGCACACCGATTATCTGCTTCACCACTCCGGCAAGATGTGCGAGCACGCTCTCAAGCTGCTCACGGGTATATTGCCGTGGATTGGCTACGTTTATGTTCATAGTTCTTTATTTTTTGTTGGAATAATCAAAAATAATCCGCCCATCTTCACAGACTGGCGGATAAAAAAGTAAGATAATGCATAAAAATAAATACACTACAAAATAAAATAATGAAAAGATTATAATGATAGTGGAGAGGCGGGGATTCGGACCCCTAATAATCAAAAAATATATAAAACCATGGCCAACTAATTAAACCTAATAAACAAAACAGTACTTACGTTGCCCACCCACTGTGGGCTTGCCTCTCCGTTTTGCCTTGCTGCCTTCACAGGTGGCAGGACATTAATACACATAATAAATTAGATAAAATGGTCACTTTGGGTTATATTTTGTTCAATTTGTTTGCTCTTTTTTGTCAGTTATAAATCCAGCGATGGCAAGCATCATGGTAGCGATGCCCATCGCTATATGGTGGGCGGTCATGCGTGTCACACCGATAAACAGGCAGGCAACGCTGATTGCCAGCATTATCCACGCCATCACTTGTGTTATGCTCTTTATCATTTTTTCAATTAATTAAAATTGCCGGAGCCTACACAGGGCGACACACTACTAAGACATCGGTAACAGTATCTTTTTTATGTCTTTCTTCGTGCGAGGGCAATTCCCTGTGAATAGGCCCCGGCTGGTTGAGAGAGAGAGAAAAATTAACTAAAACGGTTCAACGTCTGTGGTGGATGGTGCCGCCTGAGCCTCTGATGCCGGCTGCGTGGTCTTGCTGACCTTCTCCAGCTTATAGACGCGCAGCTCGTTAAAGTATCTGCCCTGCCACTCTCTTACTGAGTGACCGAAGCCAATCTTCACCTCGTCACCTTCGTGCAGGTCTGCCTCCTTGATACGATCGCCCATCAACGAGAGCACCACCTTGTCACTCCATCGGTCACCTTCACGCTCGAAATACTCGAACACGAACTCCTGACTCTGCCACTCAGAGCCGTCTTGCTTCTTGCCTGTCCTTATAGGCAATAGTTTTTGTATTCTTCCTTGAAATTCCATATCTTGTGTTATATAGTTGGTTCTATTAACTCGGCAAGGCCACACAGCAGTATCAGTGCCAGTGGTGCAACCACGCCATATATTATCCACTCTTTGCGTGTGAAGTTTTCCTCCTGGAAGTCCTTCATCATGATGTTGTACAGTTCTTTCATAGTTCTATCTTGTTTTTGATTAAGTTGCATAAAAAAACGGGTGGAAGTGCGAGAATTGTACCCGGCATTACTGCTAGGGCTTCCACCCGTGTGGAGATGTCGTAGGTTCTTGAAGCATCCGCCGTATGGCGGGGTGTGCATTCTCCTGCGCCTCACGGTCGCAAGCATCTCCTATGTTGATATTGAGAAGAGTCTAAAAAAACGGAGAAGTGCAAATTTTCAGGAAGACGCCCTTCCGGGTGTTCGCTTATCATGTCGGCCTCACGGTTACGACCTTCTCCGTTGCCCATGTAGGTGTCCTAGGCTCTTTATCCCATCCATGTCCTTTCGTTAATGGCACCATGTGAGCGAGCTTTCTCAGAGCTTTTTGCCTCAATAGTCCTCTGCGTTATCAGGGGCTTGGAACCCTCGTTGTTACTGTTCCTTGCGATTTCGTCGCAAGGAAGACAACGGCCGCATTACTACTTGTCACGCTGCTGTCTCGGCTCATGTCATCGCCTGTCAGATTGCTTACACGCTACCTCTTGCACCTCAGCTATGTTGGAGCTTATGCCTTGCGCAGCTCACTCCTGCCTGTGGTGTGACTTCGTTTCCGTTTCATCCAGGCTGCCACCGCCCTTCATCATCAGCATTCTGTAGCTCTGTTGCCTCTGCTGGCCATGGGTACGCGTCAATCTTTGTTGCTTACTGTATTTTTTCTTCTTCGTTCCCTCAACCGTTGCTTCAGCATGTCATAGTTCCATCAACCGACTCTCCGGCCTTCGCCCTGTCTTTTAACAGCTGGCGCATACTGTGCGCTGTTTTATGACCTCCTCGCTCGTCATTGTCGTAGGTGGTGCAGGATTCGAACCTGCGGCGTTTCCTCACATTCCAGACACTTGCGTTCCTGCCTTCGTCCACTCAGCCAACCACCTTGCCTTTTATCTCATTGTCAGCCCTCGCAGGTCACCATCGTGCACCATGCGGAGCAGTTTCATCTTAGGGTAGCACCAGCCTGTCCGGTGTTCTATGCCCTGGGCATCTGTCACTCTTACACACTCACGAGGCAATGTCTGTCCGTATCTCTTCAGCCACTCTTTGGTAAAGAATGGTATCGCCTGGCATAACTGGTCAGCTGTCAACCATTGTTCGTGATACATCTCTTGCATCTCAATGGTCGCCTTCTTAACCGTTGCCATGATCGCCTCGCGTGTTATTTTGTCAAGTACTGCCATATCCTTACGCCTTTTTGTTGTTAGTTACTACCAGTGCACCATCCATGTAGGTGGTGCTCAGGTTATATCCCTCGCTGACATTCAGCCTTGACACCAGCTGCCTCTTAGATATGAGGTCATAGGCATCCATCGGAAACTCCTTTGTTTCCCCCGGCTTGATGTCGCGTAACATATCGGTGAATGTAATTTTTTTCATTTTGTTAAAAAATTATATTTTTGTTTATAAAACTTTTTGCATTATAAAAAAAGCCGTACCTTTGCAAGGTATCACCTTCGCAAAGTGGCGATGTCCGCTTTTTGGAAAAGACGTACAAAACGCCTGACGGCTATTTTTATGTTCATAAAAAATAATCTATTTCGGTTTATCGAGTACAAAAGTAATACTTTTTTATTTATAAACAAAATGTTTAATAATAATTTAAGATTTATTAACCAAATAAAATAATACCTTATGGATTACTCAGGACACAGACTTGACCAGTTCTTCTCGCAGAATAGCATCGCACAGAAGGACATAGCGACGCAACTTGACCTTGCGCCGCAATATATCAATGCAATATGCAGAGGGAGAAAAAATGTTAGTAAGACACTGGCTATGCGCTTGCAAGAAATAATCGGAGTCAGTGCCGCATGGCTTCTGACTGGTACTGGCTCCATGTATGCAGACCGTCAGGAAGATGACGGCATGGCGCATGATGATGTACCAGAATACGGACAACCACGCACATCGCTGTCCGTCGGCCGCCCATATTACAACGTGGACTTCGCTCTTGGCTTTGACATCATGGAGAACGACCAGACGCGCACGCCTGACTATCTCATAGACTTCCTTCCATTTAACGACTGCGACTGCTACTGCAATGCGCATGGCAATAGCATGTACCCCACAATCGCCGCCGATGATAACTGGGGCAAGCCGTCTATGGTGTTGTCATACGGCAGTCATCACATCTATTTCGTCGCCAGCCGTGGCGAGGGTGCCACGCTCAATGCTGACTCTCACGTGATAGAGTGGGAACTGCCACGTGACACTTACTGGAAGGACTACACCGTTGACGTGGTGAGCACCAGCAACGGAAACAGGGCTGTGACGCTTGACCGCGTGGCTACGAAGTTAAAGATAACGGTTAATGACGAGGTGCCTGCAACGTGTGCATCTATATCCTTCACTCCGTCGCAGTGGTACTACGGATGGGACTATGTGGCAGGCACTCCTGCCTTGTCTCGCAACACTGAGAGGGTGGTGACGGTGCCTGCATCATACGTCGGCACTGCCGGACAACTGACCGCCAGCATCTTCGGACTAAGCGGCAGAAGCGAGTGGACCACCGACGTGGTGCTGAGCAGTAAGGACGCTGATAATAACGTCATCGGCTCTGTTACTATAATAGGCGCACCCTTCATTAGTAATCGAAGCACTGAGTATTCTGGTAATCTATTCGGAAGCTCCAACGGCATAGACGTGACACTCTCCACAGACTGGCTCTCGCCGGTGGTTGCGACGTGGTAAAAAGTATCAAGGGCACTGAGTCTGTTACTCGGTGCCCTTGCTGTTGATATTCTTCATCAGTTCCTGGAGGTCGTTTATTTCGTCATCGGTGAGTGCCGGTTCATATTCTACGTCGTCGTCATCCTCGAAGAGTGACGGGAACATATCTTTGACCGTCTTGCCCTCGCTGCCACGCATGGCAAAGGTGGCGGCGAATACGCACTCTGCAATGAGCTGGTGCTTCAGTTTATCTCTATTTCTGTAGCCGCGGATGATTCTGCGGACCTGCCAGAAATTCAAGTCGTACAAAAAAGTGTGATGCTCTATTCCTATTTCGCCAACGACAAGCTGATAGATGTCGTTGGCTGTTATTAGTTTTTTCCCTTTCCGGCCTTTTTCTTTTCCTTTGGTTCGCCTTCAGGTAGGGCGTAGAACTCAGAACGTAGGCTGAGCACTGCGCCGATGGCTGCACCCATCTCCAGTGGAGTAGCATCTGTCATTATCTGTGCGTCGCTGATTGGAGCATCTTCCTTCTTAGTCTCGTAATATGACATGATGGCTGCCACGAGCAAGAAGATGCTCTTCTTTACATCGGGCATCTTGTTGGCTGCTATTGCCTCGCCTACTTCGCCCATGAAGTCGGTGATGTCCTGACCGCTGAGGTCCTTGTATGCTATTTCGGTAGCGTAGCAGTATGCTACTGTTACTTGCTTGCCTGCAAGTGTAATTTCTTTCTTTTTCATAGTTCCTTTTTTTTATTAAAATGGGCGACGGGCTGCAAACGGATGCTGCCCGTCGCGTGGTTAAGAAATAGTGCCGGGAACGAGCGGGCCGTAGCCGTTGATGGTGCCGCTGTAGGTGGCCTGCTGAGAGACTTGGCCGGTAGCCTGCACGTTGGTCATCTTGCCCTGACCAGACGCAATGACGATGCCCATCGTGCGGTTCTGTTCGCCGCTGGCGAGTGCTATCTTCCAGTTGATGATTTCGTCGTTGACCTTGCCTTCCATGTCGGCAAAAGTCTTGGCGGTGTCCGTGCCGCTGGCAACGAGGGCGGAGAAGTTGATGTCGTAGGTGCGGCCCACTACATCGTTCTCATCCCACACGGCCCCGCTGGAGTCGGTGGTGTCCTTCGTCGTGCTGTTCTCGGTCTGTGCAGAGCCATGCAGACTGAGTTCAGTGCTCATGGCTATCACATTGTTGCTGCTACCTTCTACGATGAAGAGTCTGAGATGTTGTCCTTTATCCATAGTCGTAATGTTTTAGAGGGTTATGCCAAGGCACCGCTGCCCATATACTGGCGCGTCACCTGAATGTTGGCGCGGTTATTGGCTTGGATGGTAAAGTCATTGAGAATGGCCTGGCCCGAGCGGGCGAAGGCAGCGTTGTTGGGCGTGCGGTTCTGGGAGCCTGTTACTTCTTTAGTCTCGTCCCAGCCGACGGTCACTTTCTCGTCACTGACGAACTGCTGGACGACGGCGATGAGCGCGGCAGCGGTGGCCTCGTAGGAATCGACCTGCACCGACCATGAGCGTGAGGTCATCTGCTCTTGCTCAAAGCTGCCCTCAGAATCCTTTGTTTTTGCAGATTCCATGTTGCCGGTGATGCTCACCTGACAGCTGGAGGCTTCAGGAACTGCATTGCCTCCGACGAATGCACGGAAGTTCTGACCTTTCTGTTTTTTTAATGCCATAGTTTTTTACTTTTTTGTGATTGTTACTGTTTGCTCGAAGCTGAAGGTGTCCGGGTGGTACTGGCAGATGGTGCGCGTCCACTTGGTTCCTTCGGGGAGAGAGTCAACCAATGTCTGGCACTGGCTGTAGATTTCCTCGCGGCTCTTGGCCGTGAGCGTCACGCTGCCTTTGCTGAGCAGCTCTTCCTGGAGTGATGTCTTGATGCCGTTATCCATTGTCTTCGGTGGTTAGGTCAACATCGCACTGATAGCGGAGCACTTGGCCGTAGCCTGGCTTCCATTCGTCGTACAGGATGGGTTCTGCCGTGAACTGGTAGCCGCTCACCTGGGTTTCGTGCTCAACGAAATAGGTGTGCACCACGTCGCGCACCTGCTGCGTCAGGTCGTGAAGCGCGGAGAGGGTTGCCGCCATGACTGTAATGCCTATCTGCACATGGTCGCAGTCGCTCTCGTAAGCATCGTCCTTCGTGGTCTGGTCGTTGTTCAGCCCGTCGAAGGTGACGATGAGATAGGGAACGGGAACGTTGTCCGCGTCCTCTTCGGGCAGGGGGATGGCCGTTCCGTAGAGACGGGGCTGCTCGCTCCTGTGCTTCTCGCCCTTGCTGACGTAGGTCGTGATGGCCTCCATCAGTTCGGGCGATGACTGGAGGGCGGCGATGAAGATGCTGTCGGTCTGTAGGCTCATGCTGTCAGTCGATATTGATGGTTAATAATCATTTTTACGACGAACTCCAGCAGACGACCGCCGACGTAGCCTTGTAGATAGGCTGCCTGCTCCGTGCCGAGTGCCACGCCGTAGTATTCGGCGACGTGCGCCTGTACGTGGTCGATCTCGTGGTCGATGGTGTTCAGGAACTCCCTGAGACTGGTGGCGCGGCCTATGCACACGATGCTTTCGCACCGGCCCATCGAGGTGAGCGTATAGCCCGCGTTCCATCCTTGCAGGTTGCTGACGGCATCTTCCACCATCTGCCGTGGGGCACCCAGCGAGCTGAGCATTGCGCCCACTTCGCCGAGGTCTTGCGGCCATACGTCGTAGAGTACGGTCACGTCCCAGTAGCCTTCGATGTCAAGATGCTGTGCTGTCATTCGTCAATTCACTTTAGAGTTGGTTGCGGTTTTCGGCACCGTTGCGCCCATAGGCATCGCGCTGCCCTTTCATGTAGGCTTCGCGCTCCTCGGGAGTCATGTAGTCGAGGTGCTGGCCTTCCATGTGCTTGTCGCGCATAGCCTGCTCGTAGCCCTCGCGGTAGCCGTCACGGTAGCCTTGTTCAAACTCAC